GAAGATGAGGAAACAAAAAAATCTTGGGCTAACGATGAGTTAACTTGGAGAGACGTTTACTCTAAAAAACCTGTAGAGTATCTTGAAGCGATTGCTCGTGGAGAAACACCAAAATGGAATACTGAATTGGGTAAATACACTTACGGAGATTCAACAGAAGGAGAAGAATCTTTTGGTGGTTCTAAAGCAAAAACTGAGGTTTATGCTGACCCACAAGTGAATGACGATTCTGATGAAGATTTACCATTCTAAATAAAAAAACCTATAGATAGGTAGTGGTTGACTTAATCACTACCTTTTTTTATCTTTTATTTTAAATAACACAATATATGGCAGTAAAGAAAAAAGAATTCTCATTAGATTCAATTAAAGGTAAGTTTTCAACAAAAACTAAATATAAACCTGATAGTTTTTATGATTGTGGTGAAGAGTTTGCCGAAGCGTGCGGATTACCAGGACCAAGTAAAGGACATATCAATATGTTCTTAGGTCACTCAAACTCATCTAAAACTACTGCAATGATTTTGGCGGCAGCGAACGCACAAAAACAAGGTGATTTACCTGTTTTCATTATTACTGAAAGAAAATGGAATTGGGAACACGCAGTTGAATTAGGACTTCAGGCTGAACAAAACTCTGAGGGTGAATGGGATGGTAACTTTATCTTCAATGATAGTTTTGATTACATTGAACAAGCAACTGATTTCGTTAATCAAATCTTGGATGCTCAAGACAAAGGTGAAATTCCTTATAACGTTCTATTTTTATGGGATTCTGTGGGTTCAATTCCTTGTAAGATGACATTTGATGGTAAAGGTGGTAAACAACATAACGCAGCGACTTTTGCGGACAAAATTGGTATGGGTATTTCAGCGAGAATATCTAAAACTAAAAAAGAAGATGTTCCTTATTGGGCTAGTATGGTTGTAATTAATCAACCTTGGGTTGAATTACCTGATAACCCATTCGGACAACCTGAGATTAAGGCTAAAGGTGGTGAGGCGATATGGTTAGCATCTTCATTAGTGTTCTTATTTGGTAACCAAAAGAAAGCGGGGATTAATCATATTACCGCAACTAAAAATGGTAGAACAGTTGTATATGCAACAAGAACCAAAATCTCAATATTGAAGAACCACGTTAATGGTTTATCATATAAAGATGGTAAGATATTAGCAGTTCCTCAAGGATATATTAAAGATGATAAATCGGCTATTGAGAAGTACAAAAAAGAGTATTCTGAATATTGGAACAAAAAATTAGGTGGTGAAGGTGACTTTAAACTTAGTGAATCGTTTGTTCCTAATGAGGAAGAAGAAGAATTTGAAGATTGATTGTAGAACCATTTAATGGTAAAAAATGACTAAAACCTTATTGGTTGATGGAAACAACCTAATTAAAATTGGTGTTCATGGGGTGAAAGATTTCTTTCACTCCGGAAAACACATAGGTGGTGTGTGGCACTTTATAAACACATTACGACGATTTATTGAAACTGAAGGGTTTGATAAAGTTGTTGTATTTTGGGATGGTGATGAAAATTCATTGTCACGAAAAATATTATACCCCCAATATAAAGCGAATCGAAAGAGTCCCTTTGATTCTGATAAAGAAAATTCAATTTTAGAACAGAAAGAACGTGTTAAACAATACTTGGAAGAGTTGTTTATAAGACAGGTCTTGGTAGATAATAACGAAGCTGATGATTTGATTGCTTACTATTGTCAAATCTCCCCTGATGAAGAGAAAACTATATTTTCAGGTGACCGTGATTTAACACAATTAATATCTGATAAGGTAAGAGTATATTTACCTGATTTAAAACAATACTATAAACTTGGTGATAAGATTAAGTTTAAGGAAATTGAAGTTCCCCACTATAATGTTAAGACTTACAAGATAATAGCCGGTGATAAATCGGATAATATTGATGGTATCTATTACCTTGGGGATAAGACATTGGCAAAATTATTTCCTGAGCTACTTGACCGAGAAGTAAAATTCACCGATATTTTACAAAAGGCCGAACTTCTACACAAAGAAGATAAAGACAACAAAGTTTTACAAAATCTTTTAACGGGTAAAACTAAAAGTGGTATATTTGGTGATGAGTTTTTTGTTATTAATGAAAAAATAGTTGATTTGTCTAACCCTTTAATTACTGAAGATGGGAAAAACGTAGTAAATGAATATTATTCAGAAACCTTGGACCCTGATGGTCGAGGTCACAGGAACGTAATTAAGATGATGATGGAAGACGGATTCTTTAAGTTCCTACCGAAAGGTGATAATGCTTGGGTGAGTTTTTTAACTCCCTTTTTAAAATTAACAAGAAAAGAAAAAAGAAAGTTTAAAAAGTAAAATTATGAAAGAACAAAATGAATCAACGAAATTAGAGTTTTTAATGATGGTTAATGATAATATCATCGTCCAACGTTTTTTTAACGTGAAAGATTTTAACCCAATGGCGAAAAGTTCGGTTGAGTTATATGACTTAATTAAATATTTCAAACACGATTTAGAACATCAATTAAAAATGAAAACAGTTACATATATGTTAGATAATATGTATGAGATTGTTAATAATCCTGCGGTTATGGATACATCATATACTGAAGGTCCTGAGTATTTTAACGTCTTCATTAAACAAGGTGATGTGACAATTTGTCATAGACAAATCGACGCTAAAATCTACCCACCAAAAATAAGATATACCGTGGATGTAAGACCACACCTAAAAAACTTACTTTTATCATTAACTGACATTTTTTCATCAAAAAATTTATCTTTTGAATATGCTGAAGTTAGTTTAGAGGCGTAATATTTATCTAAAAATACAAAAAGATATATGAGTAAAAATAAAAATTTTGAGTACTTAGGAAGTGGTTTCCAAATACAGTTATTAAACCAAATTATATTAGATAAGGACTTTGCTAGGTCAATTATCGACGTGATTGATGTGACTTATTTTGAGAACAAGTATTTCAAACTAATCATTCAGATGATTAAAGAATACTATGTTAAATACGAACACACACCAACGTTTGACACTTTGGAACAAATAACTAAGTCGGAGTTGCAACAAGAGACTGCTTCAAAAATAGTTATTGACACAATTGGTAAAATTAAAGACGCACCAATAGAAGGTGCTGAGTTCGTTCAAGAAAAAGCGATGAAGTTTTGTAAACAACAAGAACTTCAAAAAGTGATGGGTAAGGCCCAAAAAATTATTGACGGTGGTGAGTTCGAAAACTACGACAAGGTTGAACAATTAGTAAGAAGTGCACTACAAGTTGGGGAAAGAGAAGATGGTATGACTAACGTTTTCTCTAACTTAGACGACGTTTTAAACGAGGATTATAGACATCCTATACCAATGGGTATTTCAGGGATTGATAGACTCTTAAAAGGTGGATTGGCTAAAGGTGAGATTGGTGTTGTATTGGCACCAACAGGTGTTGGTAAAACAACCCTAATGACTAAGATTACAAATCACGCATTTAACTTAGGTTATAACGTTCTACAAATATTTTTTGAAGATAATCCAAAGATTATTCAAAGAAAACATATAGTTTTGTGGACGAAAGTTCATCCGGATGAATTAACTTTGAAAAAAGATGAGGTATTGAAACGTGTGACTGATATCAAAACGTCAATGCCAAATCAATTAATCTTGAAAAAGTTACCGTCAGATACTATGACGATGTTACAAATTAAGAATCAGGTTAGAAAGATGATTGCTGATGGTGTTAAACTTGATATGATATCGTTAGACTACATTGACTGTGTATTACCTGATAGAAACTTAGGTGATGAATGGAAATCTGAAGGTTCTGTAATGAGAGCGTTTGAAGCAATGTGTCACGAATTAAATTTAGTTGGTTGGACGGCAACACAAGGTAATAGACAATCTATTTCTTCTGAAGTTGTAACAACTGACCAAATGGGGGGTTCTATTAAGAAAGCACAAGTAGGCCACGTTATTATATCGGTTGCTAAGTCATTACAACAAAAAGAATTGAAATTAGCGACTATTGCGATAACTAAGTCTCGTATTGGTGATGATGGTGTTGTATTTGAAAACTGTAAGTTTGACAATGGAATGTTAGAGATTGATACTGAATCTTCAGTTACTTTCTTAGGTCTTGAAGAACAAAATGACCAAAAACAACGTGATAAAGTTCGTGAGTTATTAGAGAGACGTAAAGAACGTGACGCACAGAAGAAAAAAGATGATGAAAATAAAAAAGATGAACAATAATATGGAAAATAAAGTAGAACCAATTTTAGAAACAAATCCTGATAGATTTGTAGTATTTCCAATCCAATATCACGATATTTGGGAATTTTACGCACAACACAAAGCAGCTTTTTGGACGGCTGAAGAATTTGATTTAAGTGATGACATCAGAGATTGGAGTAATTTATCAGATAATGAAAAATATTTCATTAAAAATATTTTAGCATTTTTTGCGGCATCTGATGGTATTGTTAATGAAAACATTGCTGAGAACTTCGCAAGAGAGGTTCAGTATGCTGAGGCTAAATTCTTCTATGGATTTCAAGTAGCTATGGAGAATGAACATTCTTTAACTTATTCTTTATTAATTGATACTTATATCACAGACTCAAAAGAAAAGGACGATTGTTTCCACGCGATTGACAGACTACCGGCAGTTCAGAAAAAAGCTAAATGGGCTTTAGATTGGATTGAAAACGCATCGTTTCAAGAACGATTGATAGCGTTTGTTGCAGTTGAAGGAATCTTTTTTTCAGGTTCGTTCTGTTCAATATTTTGGTTAAAATCGAGAGGGATTATGCAAGGATTATGTGACGCTAACTCATTAATTTTTAAAGATGAGAATCTTCATTGTGATTTCGCAATTCACTTGTTAAATAACCATATTGTTAACAAACCAAGTGAGAAAAGAATTAAAGAAATATTACTTTCAGCTTTAGAGATTGAAAAGGAGTTTATAACTGAATCACTACCTGTATCATTAATTGGTATGAATTCTAATTTAATGAAACAATATTTAGAGTTCGTTGTTGATGGTTTATTATACAAGTTAGGTTGTAGTAAAGAATTTAATGTTGAACAACCTTTCAAATTTATGGAACAGATTGCGGTTGAAACTAAAGGTAATTTCTTTGAAAATAGAACACTTGAATATCAAAAGGCGAAATTGAATGAAACAATTTCTTTTACTGATGAGTTTTAATAAAATATTATAATCATTATGATGTCATTAAAAATTAAAAAAAGAAACGGGGAGAAACAATCATTTAATCCTCAAAAAATTTACAACAGAGTTAAAAAGGCGGCCAAAGGTCTTAATGTTAACTTTGATGAGATTTTTATTAAAGTGACAACTTCTCTACCAACCGAGGGTTACATCACAACAAAAGAATTGGATAAATTGGTGTATGAGATTGCGTCATCATACACCGGTAGTCATCACGACTATTCACGATTGGCGTCTTCAGTTGCTATCTCATCATATCATAAAGATACGATTGATAGTTTTAGTGAGACTATGCACACATTACATAGTGAAGGTGTTGTTCACGATAATTTAATGAGTGTTATCGAGAAATACGGACCAAGTAAAATTGATTCAATTATTAATCACGAGAATGATTATAACTTTGACTTTTTTGCTTGGAAAGCTTTACAAGAAATGTATTTGTTGAAGTTACCGAATGGTAAGGTTGTTGAAAGACCACAACATATGTATATGAGAATTGCATTGTGGGTGACTGATAGTTACGAAGAGGCTGTTGATTATTACAAATCATTGTCAGAACAACGTATATCTAAAGCAACACCA